GTGTTGCCGTCAATGCCGTGGCCAATGGCGTAGCCGGTGAATTCATCACCGAAGGCGTAGTCACCATCGGCAAAACCAGCGCCCTGGCCATCGCCGTCGGCGACCGCGTGTTTTGGGATGCCACCAATAAAGTGGTCAACAAAACCACCACATCACAGCAGTGCGTTGGCATTGCAGTTGAGGCCGCTGTCAACCCGTCCAGCACCATCGCCATCAAGCTCGGCTGCTACACCGCCGTTGCCGCGTAAAGATTGATCGTGGCAGCAGCATTCGCAGCCCTTGAAACCCGCCTTAACCGGGCGGTTTTTGCGCGTCTGGCAAATGTTGATGCCGTGATTGACTTCGAAACGGTGCCCGCTATCTTCGATTCCGCCTACACACTCGCCAGTGTTGGCCCCTACGGCATGGCCAGCAGCCAGCCAATGCTGACCCTGGCCACGGCTGATGTGCCAGCCACCCCGGTTGGCAAACCAGCAGTGGTCAATGACATTGCCTACACCATCGCCGCCCACGAGCCCGATGGCACCGGTGTCAGCCGCCTGCTACTTGAGGTGGCCGCATGAGCACCGCCTTCGCCACCGTCGTGGCCGCCCTGGTCAGCACACTGGCCGCCGCCCCCAACGTATCGGCCCAGATCCACCGTGTGCGCCTGCGCCCCATGGCGCAAGACTGGCAAACCGCCGTAGTGGTGCGCCCCCTGGGCGTAACGCTGCAAGACGCGGCAGGCCAGGGCGTAGCGTGCGTATGGACCACCTCAGTGGCCATCGAATGCTATGCCCGCGCAGTGCAAGGGGCCACGGCAGACGTAGCGGTTGACGCGGTATTACAAGCCGTAGCCAACCGCCTGTTAGCCAACCGCAGCCTAGGCGGCACTGTGGGCGACCTGGCCCTAAGCGCCATCACCTACGACTTCGACACCGACGCACAAGACACCGCGTGCGCCACCCTTACCTACCAAATCAGGCACGCCACGGCGGCCAACACCGTTTAATTAAAGGAAAATTACCATGACCCCCATCTTTTGGACAAATGTCGGTGTCGATGTACAAACTGCCCTCGCTGCTGCCGTCACCATCACTGGCATCAGCAAAGCCAGCACCGGCGTCGTCACCTACAGCGGCGTAATTGACCCCGCCAATGGCGACTACATCACCCTCACCAGCAACGGCATGAGCGAGGTAGGCGACCGCGTATTCCGTATCGCCAGCGTCAACGGCGCAGCCAACACCTTTGAGCTGGAGGGCGAAGACACCACCGACTACGGCACCTTCGTCAGCGGCAGCTACCAGATCATCACCTTTGGCGCCAGCATGACCACGGCGCAAACCATCAACGTCAGCGGTGGCGAAACCGAATACGCAGACATCACCACCATCCACGACCTGGTGCGCAAGCGTGTGCCCACCATCGTATCGCCCATGAGCCTGGCCATGGACAACATCTTTGATCTGACAGACCCAGCCTTCATCGAGCTTAACAAAGCCCACAAAGCCAAGGCCAAACGCGCCATCCGCCTGCGCTTTGGCACCGGCTCCAAGATGTTGCTCACCGGCTACGCCTCAGCCGCTGGCGTGCCCATGGGCCAAGCCCAAGGTGTCGTGCAAATGAAAATCTCCATCGAAGCGCAAAACTTGCCCACCGTCTACGCATCGTAAAAAAACGACTGCATTTTGCGCATGGCCTGGCAAAACACATTTGCCAGGCAGGTTTTGCCCGAGCCTGCCACGCCGTGTGCATTCACCCCTCGGGCCGCTTTATAAAACACACCCGGCAAAACCACCATGGCTATCAAAATCACCGTATCAGACAAAGTTGGCTTTCGCGTCAAAGGCGTCTTTAACGATGCAGACGGCGCGGAGCAAGAATTTGAATTCAGCCTCACCGCTCGTCGCATGTCAGAAGACGACATCAACAAAATCCAGCACGGGCTGATTACCGAGTCTGCCAAAACCGGAAACCACACCGCCGTGGTCAAGTGCCTGGCAGATCGCATCATCACCAACTGGGGCCAAGACGTGCGTGACGACACCGACGCCCCCATGCCCTACACCACCGAGGCATTCACCGCACTCTGCCAGGCCTACAAAAACCTGGGCCTGCAAGTGTGGCAAGCCTACCTGACCAACGTAGGCGCAAAGGCAAAAAACTAGCCGCGCTTGCTCGTGCCATAGCCCTAGACACCGCCAATGAAAAGCCACATGCCAGCCAGCTCGACCCAGCCATGGCCCGCATACTGGCCAAACTGGGGCCGCAGCCGGGCGCTACAGCGCAAGAACACTACCTGTGGCCGTGCAACGTCACCGCATGGGAGCACTGGCAAGCCGTGCAAACCCAATGGCGCGTTGGCATGGGTGGCCCCACCGGCCTTGACTACGCGGGCGTTCGCGCCTACCTGGCCGACCAGCCCATGGCCAGCGCAGAGCGCACCCACGCCTGGGCGTGCATTGCCGCCTGCGAGCGCGCCACCCTGCGCGCCTGGGCCGAGAAAGCTGAAGCCAAAAAACCGCAAGGATAAACAAAATGGCTGAACAAACCGTTGGCATCAAAATCACCGCGCAAGACGCCACCGGCACCACCTTCAAGACGGTCAACGCGGGCCTGAACGGCCTGCAAAACGCCGCCACTCAAGTCAGCGGCGCCATGGCAAGCCTGGGCCTGGCGTTTTCTGCTGGTGCCATGGTGGCCTACGCCAAAAGCGTCATCAATGGCGTGGACGCGCTAAACGACATCAAAGACGCCACCGGTGCGAGCATAGAAAACATCAGCGCCCTCGAGGACGTGGCCCTGCGCTCAGGTGCCAGCCTTGATACCGTCAGCACCTCACTCGTCAAGCTCAACCAAGCGCTAAAAACATCCAAACCCGGCAGCGACACCGAGGCCGCCATCAAAGCCATTGGCTTGAGCGTGGCAGACCTCAAAGCGCTTGACCCCGCTGAGGCTTTCCAGCGCATCGCCGTAAGCCTAAGCGGCTTTGCCGACGATGCCAACAAAGCCAGGCTGACGCAGGAGCTATTTGGCAAAAGTCTAAAGGAGGTTGCGCCCCTGCTGAAAGACCTGGCAGAGCAAGGCCAGTTAAATGCAACCGTGACGACGGCTCAGGCTGAGGAGGCTGAAAAATTCAACAAGCAGATGTCTACGCTGCAAAAAAATGTGACTGATGTATCCCGGTCTCTTTTGTCGGACATGGTGCCCGCGCTAAATCAAGTCATTGAGGTTATGCGATCTGGCGGCCTAATGAAAGGGCTGGATGAGCTTGGCAATCAATTGTTTGATTGGGAAGGTAACGCACTTAGAAAAAACATATCCAATATTGAAGATGATCTTGCCGACCTACGAGAAAAGCAGTCCTTAATCACCATTGATATTTTTGGAAAAAAAGGGCTTATCCAGGCAGACATAGACGCAAAAATTGACCTGTTGAAAAGTGCAAAAGACGCATATTTCAAAATAACCGACGGAAACGCTGGGCGTGGAAATGTCAACCCTGCCTTGGTTGATCCAAGGGCAAGCGTGGCAGACGTTTTTGGCGGCAGCAAAAAGCCCACCGGCCTCAGCGCAGAGCAAAAGCTGGTCAACGACGGCGTAAAACTCTACAACGACCTCATGGCCGACGCCAGCGGCTACAGCAAAACATTCACCGAAGACATCACCAAACTGGCCGCCGCGTACCAGCGCACAAAAATGACTGCGGATGAGTACGCCACCGCGCTCGCCGCCATCACCGCCACCCAGCCCGGCATGTTAGCCGCAGACAAAGCCCGCATCGAGTCCGCCAAGCGCAACACCCAAGCGGTAGATGACCTATACGATGCGCAGGAAAAACAGCGCCTGGCCAACGAAGACCAGATCAAGACCGCCCGCACCATGCTCGAGCAAATCGAGTTTGAAACCACGCTACTGAGCCTAAACACCGCAGAGCGTGAGCAGGCCACCCTGGAGCGCGAGCTAGAGCGCCAGGGCCTGGTCAAAGGCACCCAGGCCTATGATGCCTACATTGCCAAACTGCGCGAGGCTATGGCCATCAAGTCAGCCAAAGAGGCTGGCATAGAAAGCACCGAAGCATTGGCCGCTGCCAACAAAAGAGCGGCTGAAGAATCCAGCAAGTACTGGGAAGACGCACTCATGCGCGCCTTTGAGTCCGGCAAGGGCTTTTTCGA